AGGTAAAGTGTGCATCAGTTTTCAGGAACTTAACATTAGGAGATTGCAGATCTTCATCAACACCAAACGATGCGACTGCATCTTTGAGATGAGTAGAACTGGTGTAGGAAGTGTGTGCAGCAATGATTACATTCTCTTCCACAAGACGACCGAAGTTGTATTCAATCGTGTTAGGCTTGTAGAAGTCATTACCACCGAAACCGATAAAATCACCCTGCACAATACCTTTGATGCGAGGGAGATTGTCGAAACAAACATGCAGAATAGATGCGACATTACCCTCATGATTCTGAGAGATGTCATAGTGAGAATAATTGATCTTGATTATCTTCTTGTTGAATACACTTTTCGTACCAACAAAAAATGCACCCCTAAACGGACAAGTACCCCACACGATTGCAGGAGCACCATCATACTTTACAGACAGTTTGCTGTTGCGTTCCCGCAAGAATCGCAGGACATTCTTTGCACCATCCCGACCATCATTCAGGATCGCGTCTTCGGGATGTTCCAGGTGAGTGTTCTTCATGTGGCCATCATACATGAAAAAAGGGCCCTGTAAAGGGCCCCTGCACCAGTTCGCAGACTGTCACACGAACTCTGCAATGTAGTAACCAATCGTCACATTGTATTCTTGTGCTTTCCGTTCCCATTCTTGCCATTCTTCATCATCAGCAAGACATTCAAGTAAGAGCATCTGATCTTCAGTCATTTTTTTCAGAGTTGTTGGGATCTTTATCCAAATAATCTATAACTTTTTTAAGTTCACTAGCATTACTCATAGATGGATTGTCAATAATCTCGCTCATAAGAACTTTCATAGCTTCCATCTTTTGTTGATGTAATCTTTGTAATTGTTCTGGGCTCTTAAAGTTTGGATCAATCATTGTAAGACTAAACTCTAACAGTATGTATCAAGTTGTAAAACTATCAACGACTCGGGATTGTTCTTCATCCACAAGAGCAAACTTGTGAGCATTCACAACTCGTTCCATGATACGAGCATCATGAGCATTCTCATACTCATCACGCCAGTTTAGGAGAACATCATGGCATTCATTGTCATTCTCTGCGATGACACTCACGACGCCACCATACTCAGAAGAAGGAAACGGAACCCAATAATCGACGAGATAAAGATACTTCATTTTCAGTGTTAAACTACTCCTTTAGTGTAAATGTTTTGTTGGGATTTGTCAAGATTAAAGACAATACTTTTTGAGAATACGAAGAACCTCTCTAGGTTGATCCTGAATAGCATAAGCTTCCTTCTCAACATTCTTTCGGAATCCAAGAGGTTCAACATAACCATTACCCTCTTTGCACATTTGTGCAACATGAACTGCTTCATGTGCGAAAGTTCGGTTAAGTTCACCAACCCAATCATTATAGTTTTTAGTGATGGTGCTGTTGCACATTACCAAGGCGGTTTTACCTAGATTATTCATAGGATCTCTCCAGGTCAGCGCATAGCCATCAAACTGGTCTTTTTTACAGACCTCATGATTGTTGACAATGACTGCAACATTGGCCTGTCGCAGAACATCAAGAATCTCCTGATGAGTTGGAGTCAAGTATTCCATCACCAACCCCGATCACTCAACCAACAAGCCAGTTTCCAAGACAACCAACCAACAGCTCCACCAAGCAACATAGCACCAATACCAGTTGGCAAAGTGAACAATCCGAACAGAATCAAACATCCTGCTACAAATAATCCAGCGCCACCAATACTAGCACTAAAGTCATCATCGGATCCACTAGATTCCACCAACTCTACTTTGATGGGTTGTTGTCCATAACTAACATGGGTAGTTTGTTTCTCAAATACTGGAGTTACATGGTTAATTCGGAACCCATCAATGTGTGCATACATTGATTCAACTTGTTCCTCAGCCTGCATAGGACCAAGTGCATCAACAGTGGTGGATTGGATACCCTGACGAGGAGAGTTCCAGACAACTTTATACTTCATGGATTAAAACGAGTTCGGTGAAGTGAAATAAACAGGTAATCTTTGGGGTCTTGTTCATCTACTACAATTTCATAGTAGATAGCTTGTGCATCTTTTTTCCGACCTTCTTCTGCAAGATCGGAACACCTCGATTCATGATAATTCTCAAGGTTTCTGATAAGTTGTTTATGTGTTTTAATCATCCAAATGCAGTCTCAAGGGGAGTTTGTTTGATAGGCATTGCAGTATAAGGTGTAGTCTCTCCAATGTCAACTACACTTCCCACTGTTTTACTATTAACGGGGGAGTGAAATTGTCTAGTTTTCGTATTGTAAAACCCCCAGATTGTTTTAACTGGTTTTCCGAGGTTGTAGTCGTACTGCTTATGATGATGCAACCAAATAGCAGTAGTATTCCTCTTAAAGTCCTTCTCTTGTTCATAATGATAACCCTCTGGGGCTTTGTGAAAAAGTTCAACGGTCACTTCTCAATCTTCCAGTGTTCGTTACCCTTGACAGGAACCCAAAAACAGTACATTCTGTTCATGGAAACTAGAAACAAGTGAGGTACACCCTCAATCACTTTTTCCTGTTCTACAGTACACATGTGGAACTGATCCATAATGTTATGGAATCGGTTCTTAGCTTTACTGGACAGAGGAACAACGGAAACCCGTTTTGTTTTAGTAGTCATAGTCTTTACCAACATGGCTAACTTAATGCGTCAAGGAGCGGATTGGGGTGAAGGGTGTGCGGTTTCTTGGTTGTCACACTCTTGGATTTGGGTTTTGCGGTGGAGCCCTTGATGGCCTTAGGTTTTGACCCTTGAGAACCCTTGCGGCCACTAGACAGTTTCGTCTTTTTTTGCGATTTCTGGCTCACAGGGGTCTTACTACCTGTCTTGCGAACCCGATGCGAGTTTTTTAATTGTTCAAGCCGAATCTCTGCAAGCTGCCGAGTATCGACTACTTCAAGCTGTTGACCGTCTGCGATAATCATGTACTGATTACCAAAGGGTACAGCAGCAAACTGAAAGTCAGATGTGGTGAATCCTGTGGGGCCATTGTCTGGATCCAGTATACTTGTGTTGGGGAACATCATGCGACTAGATACCTCTTCTCGTACTCCAATAGTTCTTCAGGAACATCAATGATGTTGTTGTGAATGGGGCGGGCATACTTCCAGTGAACTCTACCCTCTTCTCTTTCATACAATTCGATACCCAAGTGATTGTACTTTTTGTCTGTGGGTACAAGAATCTTGTAACCATCTTCATCGTTGCATGTCAAGAATGAAAGGGATTCATTCTCCTTTTGAGTGACTACAATCGTCCTACATGCGTACCAGAAAGTTGCCTTGAACTTCTCATAATCATTAAAGTATGTATCCTGATTGTCCATGATCATGCGACCAATGAACTGCGGAGACAGACAATGATCGTGAGTTGTCTTACCCTTGTTCATCTTGTTGACATAGGCGTTCTCACTGATTAGACCAGTTGGATTAGGGTTACCGCAGTCAAATACACCGAGATAAAAGTCACGGGTGATCGCACGATTCCACTCGGGAGAAGTATCCCAATCCTCTGCGTTAGCTTGAAGATTGCGGAAGGTTTTCTTACAGTAAACTGTCCAGTCTTTAGTTGATTTCATTTCCAGGAAAAACTCAATGTAACACGAGGAGAATGTATAATTGGATCATGATAAACACCATTTGGAATGTAAATGCTGTCACCAGGGGTTAGTTTGTATGTAGATCCATCATCAAAACTATAAGAAACTTCACCTATAGATTGAACAATAAACACATCACAAGAATCTTTATGTCTACCAAAAGTACCACATTCACCAGAAAATGACAAATAAACATGAAGTATTTTTACATCTTTTTCTTTTTTTACTTCGTTAAACGCTTCAGTTATACTCTTTGGATGAAACTGATTTGGTAATCTAATACTTGGAAACTTATTATTATTGGTAATAGTAATTCCATAAGTATTATTTTCAATCTCATTAGAGAGTTTTAGGATTACATCATCCCAAGTAACTTTTTTGCAAAGTTGAAAATGATTGGGAGTAAAAACTACGGTCATCGCTTCACCACCGAGATGGCAGGTTGTCCCTGTTGGAAGATGGTGTCCACCACAGCTTGGATCTTCTGGTGAGTAGAGATCCCAACTTTGTTGAAGACGGGAACAACAACCAGACCGAAAGATTTGGTGTAGTTGTCAACATCGCCAGGGATCAGTTCACCACTACGGATGCGAGCTGCATCATCATGGTGCATCCGAATCACACGGCCGATAGTCTGGGAGATACCAATGTAGTCCATAGATCGCATGAAGATGACACCTTCCAAACCACTCACATTGATACCCTCAGAGAGGATAGAGTGGTGAAGAACAACAAACTTCTTAGAGTCATCCTTACCCCATGCACTTAGGGTCTCAAAGAATACCTCACGATTCACCTTCTGACCATTGATAATTGCACCAGTCTTTGCGGTGATGTAGAGATACGAGAACCCACGATCTTGCAACTGTTGAATGAAATCAGTCTCAGACATCAGTGCAGAGATTTGTTTGGTGGCTTTCGCACAGATCAACACTTTGTCCTTACCACATTCATCCAAAGTCTCAATCAGGTTGGTGCAATCCCGATCCGCAGGAATCTTACCAGACTTCACCATCGGAAGTTGTTTTGCAAGAACTTTCGGAGGAAGGATGTAACCACCTTCCACAAGTTCAGGTGCAGGAACATTACAAATGACCTGACCATAAACCTCTACATCATTCATCCCAGGCTTACCCACTGCGAGAGAGTGTTTAGGAGTTGCAGTGAAGAAGTAACAACGATCAGCTTCGTGACTGAAGTATTCAGTTGCAGGGAAGAAGTTGCGTTTGACGGAGTTGTGAGCTTCGTCAAAGTAGATGGTGTTGACGGGGAGACGAGTTTGTTGCAGTTTCTCCAGAGAGTTGTAAGTCGTGAAGATCAACTTGTGACCACGAGTGTTCACAACCCAGTCCACAATCTCTTGAGGTTTGGTAGAACTAAAGTGATGAGTTTCGCCAGAGTGAATGTGCATCACACTTGCGTTGGTGATAAACTCCAGAAACTCACCGCATAACTGGCTTGCGAGAAGAATCCTTGGAGCAACGATAACAATCGTTTGAGGAGTTTCAGACTCAAACTGAATCATTGTAAACCGGATCATCTTCATCGTTTTCCCGCCACCAGTTGGCACCAGGATCTGACCTTTGTTGTGCAGTTGCATTAACTCAACTGCGCGTTGTTGGTGTGGCCGAAGAATCATGAAATTGCGTTTCAATACAGCTAAAATACCCCTTACCCATGGTGAGGGCAAGGGGCTGAGTGATCAGAGATCCTTATGGATCAGACTCTCGTTCGTGCGATTTCATCAACACGAGACCGAACAGTTTCATCAGCATTCTTGATAAAATCAAGGTACTCGGTAGAAGAATATCCGATTGCATGATTGTTGCAGGTCGGAATCTTTGCATGGATAACTTTCTCACAATACTCATTGTAAAGTGAAATCAACCGAGCAACATTAACCTCTTCACCTTTGAACTTACCATTACCCGCAGTCAATACAGCTTGAGTTACATCGTTTAGGTAACCCAGAGAACGATTACTGCGTTCATTGTAAATATAATTCAAGAATCCAGTAACTGAATCCACATTGTTGCCATTAACAACAGTGTTGTCATCAACATACTTAATGGAGTTCTTGAAAGAGTTGAGGAAAGATGTTGCAGCATAAGTAGCAATACCACCAACTTCTCTTTCTGATACAACATCAGTAAAAGCTTTCAGATAACGACTACAAGAATCTTCATCCAATTCACGAGATTTGGTAATTGAACGATAAGAAGTCGCTTCATAGTTTGCAGTACGATTTGTTTCCGCAATACTAATTTTGAAACGGTTGAGATAATTGTAGAGATTTACAGCCCAAGTTTCTTTTGCATGGTATGCAGCTTTAAATCGGTCATCAGTGTTCTGTGATGTGCGATAGTTACAGTCTACATTGTGATCCGCAGCCTCAGTGCGAATGATCTCAGAGTAGTCATCATCATCTCCGTGAAATGTAATTTCAGCTGGAACTTCTGCCTCAGGGTCAAGACCAGCTGCAAACCTCTTAGTTACACGATGATTTCCTTTAGTGGTAACAAGTTTGTCTTTATTGGGTCTTGCGAAGAGAGAAATGAGGCCTGAAGCTTTGTAGGAGAAGCCACCCATACCTTGCAAGTTTTTTGCCACATTTCCGTAGTGAATACGATCACCTCGGTTATAAGTGGTGTCGGTATAGATTTGTTTTACTTTAACTAGGGCTACAATAGTATCACCTTTTTTCGGTTTGAAAACTTCCAGTGCTTGCTCGTATGGAAGAATGCCTTTAGGGGGACTATCAATAGGCCCAAGGTTTGAAAGTTTTGTTTTGGTTTTCGTGTCAACTTTGTCGTTGTAAAGTTGCACAATGTTTTTCAGTGTCATAAAAAATAAACTCCGTTGTTAGTCTTGGAACGGTAACGAACTTTTGTCTTTGTTCGTTATGTAAGTATCTTACCTCGGTAAGATCAGGTCGTCAAGGCCCCCCTGTCTGGGGTTTGAGGGTTTCGTAACAATACTCAATGTTACAATCGTAGAGAACCTTCATCATCAGATTCAATGATCTTTGATGTGGTCTCTGTTTCCAACCATACCAAGCCGTTTTCTTTCCTGTTGCATACGGGGGAACTTCTCCCACAGAATAATACTGATCCGCAGTTACATCGTAGATAGTTTCACCATCTTGTAACCACCAGTGAGTATCATTCCGATAGTCAATTCCACTCATGGGAACTAACTTATCAGTATCCAATAGGTAGAATAAAGCTTGAGTAGAATGGTAACAATGTCCATACATTGAGTTTGTTACATTTTCTTCTCGGTATTTCTTGGTAAGAAGATCTGGACTCAGTTGAGTTTGAATCACATTCATAAGCGATTCAACATTCTTTTGAGTATAAGAAAAAGGGAGAAATCCCAGAGTACGAGTCTCCGAGATTTCTCCATCTTTGTAAGAATGTCTTACGACAATCTTCATCCAAACCTCTAAACCATTACCATACTTATTATATCAAAAAGATTTCAAAAGGGCAAGAGTTTCAGGATCAAATTGTTCCTGAACACCACCAATCGGAAGCCAATCTTCAGGACCAGTTTCCATCATGGATTCGTACAGATCGTTCTCGTCCATGTAATCGTAGTTGAAATCGTCGTTCATGTGTGAATCAGTTGAACAAGGCCAAAATAATGTGGATTGGGGGAGAAGTCAAGGGCTGATAGATCAAAGATCCTTATCAGTCCCATGAGACATTCTGAAGTAGGACACCAGGCATAACATAAGTCCAGCCAGTTCCTCCGACTTGATAATCCCACTTGTATTCTCGTTTGTTATAGTTATCCCAAGTCAGATAACCCTGTTTGGGATCAAACCTACCTTTGATGGTCAATTTCCATTTATTAGAGAAGATGTTACGAGTGCGAAGAGCACCACCAGTTTCACGGGTTTCAATAACAATACAAGTGTCCTCGTAAATGTTACTATTTGTCTCTAATTGACAAGGAGTTTCATACCTAAATGGTTTGTAGATTTTAGGTGCTTTAAGCGCAGTGGGTGTAGGTGCAGTCTGTGCAAATGCAGGAGAAGAGAGAAAAATTGCTGCGAGAATCAGAAACTTTTTCATTTACTTTCAACATAAACATAGTCTGGGTGTTTGGCTTTGAAAGCCTGTACCTGTTCTTCAGTTTTGAGGAACACCGAAAGTGTGGTGTTCGGATGTTCCTTGAAGTAATACTTCACTTGAATAAGGTTTTCCATATCACGCAGGGATTTGTTCTTCATTACCTTTAGGAGTATAACACTTCCACTCACCATCGGCAAAGAGGTAGGCATAGTCTGCCCACGAATCATTTACACCACTGATGAAAGCTTGGAAGGAGTTGTCAAGATTAGGTTCGGTGTCAGTTTCACCACGCTCAGCATAATACAGAGTGCGGGATTCCATTTCTTTCTGTTCCCAATCTTTATCAGTCCACAGAGAACTGATGTCTCCACCATCAATCAACTCTGCAGCTTTTTCATAGGAGTTGAAGTGTTCTTTCAGTTTCTTACCATTCCACTCGGGGTAATTATCCCAATGAGAATAAACACTCAGAATAGAACCATCGGAAAGCTGAATACCAATTCGTCCGCGAGTTGCCATGTGTCTTGATTGATTACTTGGCTAGTATGATGCACCAGAGGGGTCTGTGGCGTGATCAGTGGACAGCCAGTGAAGTGTCACAGGAACAAGTTTTTATGAATGTGAAACAGAACATTGTACCGATTACTAGGGTTCTTTTTACCTTCTCTCTGGAAATGAAAGTAACTTTTTCCTTGCGAATTTTTCAGGTGAATGCCACCACGCAGGAAAATCCACTCACAATCATCCAACTTATCAATAATTTCTTGGTAAGTCAACTCATACTCTACATTATTTCTGATGTCGTTGTAGATAACATGAGTGATGTTGAATCCATTGCGAACAACAAGATCTACAACTTCTTTTTTATTTTGAGTCAGAAATGTTTTGAACTCATCAACACATTCCGAATCAATTTGTTTGATAGTATAACGATCCTTCCCATTGTTGTTGAGATCTTTATTACCACAGAACAATCGAATAAACTCAGCGGCACTTCCAACAATACCAAGAGTTTTGATGAAGTGATTCTGAGTAGTTAAGTGAACTTGGGTGCTACTTCCACTTGCGTTCTTAATACTTTTATTGATATCACCATTTGATCCATCAATCTTAGTACGGCTACCACCAATCTGTTGAAGATTGTGTTTCTCACAGATCTGTTTTTCCTTTACATCAGAGTATTCTTCTCTGATCTTGTAACCTTGTTCAGCTGTGAGAGCCATGATGTGAATTGATTATGTGGCTACTATGACGCATCAGTGAGTCCTGGGGCGTCCTCGGTGGACAGTTCTCCAAGTGTCCTCTTACACTCTTGCCTGATGCAATCAATAAAGTCTTGTTCCGTCCAAGTGTTTAAGATACTTTCAATAGGATCATTTTCATCCCATGAAATATCAAATGAACCATCTCCTTTTTCTGTTACTTCAATCATTGTTGATTCTCCTTCACTACGCAAGATGAATAAGAACACTTAAGATCACCAGAAGACCCAGAGACCGTAGATGTATGTTGTGGGGTCTTCATGTCTTGATTTGCTGCATACAAATAAGTGATAGATGCAGACACACCAATCAATGCAAATCCCCAAATAATACCAGTAAATAAACTTCTCATAGTTGAAATACCTCTACATCACTAATTGTAACACTTTTACATTTATAATAAGTTGTGAGTTGTTGGCTTGTCATCTCACTATTTACAAGAAACTGAACTCTAACTATTGCACCATCTACAAGAGATGATAGGATCACTGCATACTTATTCATCATAAAACATCTGTATGTAATCTAAGTGATGGGTGGTCTCCGTGTCAAGTTGTTCAATGGGAACAGGTTTTGCTGTTATTTTTGATTTCCACTGAACATCTTTAGCTGCTGTAGTATACAAGAAAAAGGGAGGATCTATCGGAAGATTATGCAATAAATCATATAATTCTTCATTAAATGAAAATCTATTAAATGTCATATCATGGATTTCATCATAGAAATCACATTTAACATTTTTATGATCTATCCAAAATTGAGTATCATTCCTCCAACTAGTTTTATATTGTTGTAAGATAAACGAACACCAAGATTTGGTACAGAAACTTTGATTATTGTTTGCTTTTTTTATTACCGAATCATAATTTATATTATCCTTGTTTTTTAATATCTCAGTCAAAAATCTAATCCCATCAATAGTCAAAGATAGACCAGGAGCATCAAGTGGTTCTAAAAATCCATTCGACATTCCTATAGTGCAATGATTTTTTTTGAATGTTCTTTTGTTGTATCTTGGATTAAAATTAACTACAAATGGTTCTATTGTTTTATCTCCAATGTCCTCAACGAATTCATTTATTGCTTCATCAACACTAATGTGATTGTCACTGAATACATAACCCGTGCCAATTCTGGATTGTGTTGGTGTAATCCATCTCCATCCACAATTCATCGTTTTGGATACAGTATATGGATGAAATTGATCTCTTTTATTTGTATATTTTAATGGATATACAACTGCTTTATTTGTAAGTAAGTATGACGAAAGAGACACATATTCTTCTTTGAATACTTTTTCATTTAGTGTATTATCACCACAACAATTCACGAAGTAATCTGCAGTATATTTTTGATTACTTTCGCCAACGATATATTCTATTTCATCTCCAGCAAACTTACAATCTATGATTGTATCATCAATGAAACTGACTTTATCATCTTTCAAATTTACTTTCTTCAGGAAGGTAATAAACTTTCCAGCATCAAAGTGCCATGAATGGCTGTGTTCCTGAGTATCTAAAGAAACTTCATTCCTTTGAATAAACTCCCACAACTTTTTGCGTCGTAAATCATGGATATAAGTATCTGGATCTTTATTTCCTAGTGAAATGATATTTTCCCACTTTTCTTCTATTTGACTGGTAAAATAGTGTATGAAATCTCTTTTACTCCAATTTTTATAACGAACTCCATACTTGACTGCAGCATCAGTTTCACACACAAAGTCTTTCAATTCTACATTACTTAGTACAGAAGAAACAAAATCAAATGTGGTACTTTCTCCTACACCGATTGTGGGTATTTTTGAAGATCCGATGATGATTATTTTTTTAATGAAATTTAGTTTCTTTAACATAGTGCAAGCAATCCAACCACTTGCACCAGTTCCTATGATGCAGATATTCATTTATCTTTACCCCAGAACTTCTCAAACTCCCACTTGTAGTTCATATCTAACCACCCACCATTCAGAGAACTCCAAAACTCTCCCCATACATGATAATCATCAAAACGAAAGCCTTGATGACTCATAAGACGATACCACCACCAGAATGGCGTATAACGAAGGAATCTATTTGAGATAATCCACTTGTTTATTAACTCCATCTTCCTAACCTCAACTTTCGTTCAGGTGACATACGAGGATCATAAGGATCATCATAAGGATAGATGTATTCACAACACCAACCCCACGATAATGCCTCCCAGAAGTCATCATCCCCATAAGGATATTGGGTAGTGTAACAATCAATGATATACTCAATATTACGAAAACCCTCAATAAACCATTCCCATTTGGTCATCTGCCAGTATTCTTTCCAGACCATAGTATTATCCGCAGTTGGGCATCCAGAGTGTAGAGAGTTTGTTCTTCTTTGCAGTGATGTTGAAGTGATCAATCTGACCATTCTTATGATAGATTCCACACCAGAGGAATCCATCATCCATCATCTCAAAGTGTATCATATCAATGTCCTTGACGACAATCTCATCAGGATTTTTTTCATCGTTCATCGTATTCAAGGTAAAAACTATCTTTTTCTAGGAAATGAATCTTATCGTGGATTGCTTGAAGTGCCGTCTGTTTGATTGCCCATAAGTCATCATCCTCTTCAACCAAAATATTCACTTTGGTTGTTACATTCACTCGGAGGGACTTCATTTTGCCTCCCAGAACTTACCATCAGGACCACAATAATAATCAAGTATTTCCCATCTATTTGACCTCAGCATATCACAAAACCTACTTTCATTACCAGTTACAAGGTTATGAGAAGTATTTGGTGATACGCAAGTATCGTGTCTGTTTCCCATTCCAAATAGATGAGAGAACCAATCCTTACGATAATACTTACAATCTTTACAGAGTTTTTTAGTCATTTTGCCTTCAGTGCAGCTGCTTGAATAATCTCACCAAGTTCCATCAGTTCCTGTTTCATTTCAGGAGTAGATGTCTTTGCGACCTCATCATAAAACACTGTGAGTGCCGTTGTCAAGAGAATCAGTTGTCTGTATGTGAGGTTCATTATGCTACACCATCCGCACTATCTTTGAATTCTTGTACTCTTTTCAGATACTCATCACTCTGTTGATACAATCGTGCAATCAAATCTTTGATGTCATCAATCGCAATCACATTATACTCCACATTCATATTTTCGCAAATGAGTGCATCCACCATACATTCAAGTGTGAGTGCCTGCATATGTTCTGGTGTAATTGGTGTCCCGTGAGGCATACCAGAACACTCATCATTGTAGAAACGATTGTATCGTGCCAGCACAGTATCACTTCGTTCTTTGCGTTCCCATTCTTCTTTTTCTTTTGTTAATTCCCTATTTGCTGCTTCACGACGCTCAGCTTCCTCAAACATCTCATCAGGGTATGGTTGTGGATTGTTGAAAGCATCCACGATCTTATTGAAATCTTCTGTGGATACTTTTGCTTGGAGTGGTTCCTTATTCATAAGTTCTCTCAACCTTTGTTTGCCGTATTCAGTGAGTTCGTGTTTTTTGTTGCGGAGTTCTCCTACTTCTTCTTGTGTGAGATTGACCCACGGCATATCATCATTCATCGCAGTTTTCCTTTGATTTTAGTGAGACAATCGTTAAAACCTTCAACGGTACATTCCACATAAACATTTTGACTTCCTGCTGCTGATTGTTCTTTCGGTAACCATTCTTCAATTTGATCTACCAAAGTTTCAATATTCTGCCCTGATGGATTGCTATTGATAAAGATTTCATCCCACCAGTCAGCAATAATCTCATAGAGTGTGATAGGTTTTAGTTTTTCTACTCGTTGGTATTTTACACCACGAAAGTAAATACAATCTCCATCTTGAAGAATCATAGAGGGGTCAATTTCAGTCATCGGTCTTGGTGCATCTCCCAGTATTATAACCCGTCAAGAAGGCTGAATGCAACCACTTAATCATCAAATCCTGACGAGTCTTTACATCTTCTACTTCGCAATCACCAAAGAACCATTCACAACGGAATGTAAAATTACCATAGTCTCCGTTGAACCATTCCTGAAATGCGACTTCGGCAGTTTCTTCCCACTCCCATTCTGATGTAGGATGTTTAGTCATTTGTCCTCCACCCACATAAATCCAAGACAAACTTTCATAAAGAACCTAACAATCGCACTCGGTTTTTTATCCATATAATACTTCAAATATCCATTACCGAATGTATAATAACCAACTTCTTTACCACCCGATTTAATCACAAAACTGGGAGTAATATTACTACCAGTCGCAATAAGGTTAGAACAATTTAAATTGCCTATTGTAAGTGTTACTGGGAAACTACCATATTTTTTTGCGGATTCAAAGTTCTCAATAATTTTATTGAACTTTTGATTGTAACAATGCTCTTGATAGTATTTGAGTTGTGCGAACTTGTATTCTACATCCTCAATCTGTTTATCAATCTTCTCATCAAACTCTTGTGAGATTTCTTCTAATGACTTGCGTGGTAATTGAAATGAACCTTTGATTTCAGGATGATTATAAGGAATAGTGAAGTATTCCTTTGCGACTTCATATTGTTCATTATCTTCATCCATAGAAGCAATCAAACCCATAGTATCAAAGACATTTTTTATATCTTTGATAGTTTTGAGTTTGCTTGTATCAAGTTTATGATTTAGTCTTTCAGTCATTTCAGTCCAATCAGTTTAGCAAATTCAGGAGTGATAGTAAGGTTTTGTTCTCTTACAAGATTACGAACTTCTTTACGAAGATGAAGATACTTGTCTCGGTATTCTGTGAGATACTTTTGTGCTTTGTTCTTTTCATCAAAGTCGCACTGGTGTTCATAGGTTCTATTATATCTCATTTTTTTAAGTCATCCAAACAAGCAATAAGTTTTACGATGTGATAGTTTTCTTTGAAATGCTCTGTGTTATTCAATTCCTCATAGGCATCTTCTATTGTAAGGTAAATGAC